TGGACTTATAGGTCCCCAGGTTTCTATGCTGGTTCATTAGATTGTTCATTGGCTTGTTCGGTTTGGGGTGGTAGTGGTTGAATAATTGGAGTGTAGATCGCTACCTTGTGTTTGATAGTGTTTCCAATCGGAACAGGCTCAATGTATCGCAGTGTTGCCGTGAGTATAAAACGTCCAACTAGTGTGCCATCAGGCGGAGCAGATCCGTCTGGTTGGAACGGGTCAAAAACCATGAACTGGAATTTACCGTAAGATTCTTGGCGACTAGTGAGATACTCCTGCGGGCTGACGACACCTTCCGCAAATTGATTTCCAGAAGAAGTTATTGTATTAGTGGAGTAACACATTTTTGTACCTTGCCGAGGAAAATAAGTCATTGTTTGGCTGGGCAAATAAATTGGTGTTAACATGGATGAAGGTGCGTTTAAGAAGTTGTTAAGTGTTGACGATGATCCATTGTCAAGTGGGTCGGTAACAATTTTGGCTGCGACGCTTCCCGACCAGGTATAAGCAACACTCGGAACGTATTTATATTTAACATTCAGAAGTGTGAATTTCTGGTAGAGTTGTGCCATTTGGTCGCACCCCCAGAAAATACTGGCTAATGTATAGTGACCAGTTTCAGCGCTAGTGGGCAAGCTTGATTCCAAGGGTATATGTTTGACGTCGACGTGGGTTAATTCTACATTGGTGAATAATGGATTGGTTGTTTTTGCTCGAACGTCAATAGTAGCCATAGCATTAATAGTATTGCTGTTACCGAATTCTTTAAGTACGCGAAACTTCTTAGCAGGTGCTCTACGTGCAACTTGGGCTTTGTTTACCATATCTTAAAACGAAGCATCAGAACATGCTTGATGACAAATTGTACGAATGTGGATGATTGTTACTGTTAGCACTCTGGCTGTTCATCTGTCGTCCAAAATTGGCTTGCATGTTTACATCCCCTAGAGTTAAGGATTTGTTGTTAGTCGGTGAGTAAGTCATAGAAGTTACAACAGGTTGCCCTTCGTTTAGACTGAAATCACCAACTCCTTCTCCCAAGGATGAAATACCTCCAGCAAGAGCTCGAACTCCCCCGAAAATGAAGGGGAACACCATGAAATCGGCCATTTCATCTAACTTTGGCCGCCCTGATTTGTGGGTTTCGGTGTAGGTGTAGTAGGCTCTCGCCGTTTGTTCTTTCTCTTTCTTCTCATTACGCCTTTGGTATTCTGATGCACGGTTATCGTATCGCTTTTGTCGGCTTTCACGTCTTGCGACTGTGTTAGCGTTCCTGATTGCGAGTTGATTTTGACGGTTTTCGCTGGCTGTTTCGAAATTTTCGTCTCGTTGCTTTCGATCCTTTTTCTCTTGGCCTCGATGAGATGATTTAGACATGGTGGTGGCTGCGACAAGCGCGGTTGACATAACGGAAGGGTCGTGTAAATACGATCATCAGATTGCTTTTGTTCATCAAGCGATGCACAACGAATGGGTTCAGTTTCTTCGTCATGATCATAATCGTAAATCTCACAAGGATCAACTCCAAAGTATGATGATATATATTCCAGCGCAAAATTGTAGCACTGGTTACCCTGTGGCCACGACCCAGTTTTAATTTTCCATTTCTCTTCCCTGTTGTGTTTGCTTAACTTGTGTTCTGGATCGTAGTGACGTAGTAGAAATCCCTTGATAAGGGGTGTCTCTTTGTCAGTACAAAATAATCCAGTGCATTTATCTTTAAGTGCAATATCATCCGGGTAATTGGAAGTTGTCGTGTGTATTTTCGCAAACCGCGCGGGATCGTAGAAACTATCAAAAGTAACCAGAGGCTTAGGAAATACTCTTGATAAAAATTTCACGGGTTCCCCTTTATTTTTCAGTTCCGCCGTGCACACTAAGCCCAAAGACATAGTAGCACTTTCAAACTGCTGCGTAGCTACAGATAGACCATCATCACCATACTTAGGCCCTATCTTCGCAAAGGACTCTTCTATAGTAAATCCGGTTTCTCTGAGTGCGCAATAGTCGATAAAGGCACTAATGAGTGTGTTACCTTCCGTAGTAATAGCCGATCCCGACATACGACCATAACCAGATGAGTAAGTAAGCCCATGCTGGGTGGTGGACATCACTTTACGATCATTCTTTAACAACTTAATGAAATCATCTTTCTGATTCGAATCCCGGTAGTAATAAAGGTATATATCACGTTCCAACATTCTAAGGAAGTGAGAGAGGGATCCATCGTATCGTGAGAAGTCAGTTTCAACTACTGTACCATTCTTCCGGACATACATACATACTTCTTTGGCTATTTGTTTAGCAGATTTACCAGGCATGTAAAAGTGTAGTTTCTTTAGGATATTTTCTTTGACAGGCTGGGCAAAACGCATTAGATTTACCAATTGTGGTTGAGGTGAAGTGGAGATGTTCCGAGGTGCTGATGTCTTGGTATAAGCCTCGTTCTTCTGGAAAGCTCTATTTTTGACGTTTTCAGGAACAATGTATGTATCATGCAATGATATTTCTTGTCGATTGCGCTGTGTACTAGAAGTTTGCAATTTAAACACATCTGAAACATCGATTGGATTTAAGTGTTTAATATCGGTGCTATTAATGATGAGATTGAAAAACTCGTCCCGGTATTCATGGTATTGTGGATCAGGATCTAAATTATTAGTTGGGTTTTCAATTCTATCGATGAGTGTTACTTGCTCATTCATCTTTGACTTCATGGGGGCAAAGACCGGCTTATCAGTTATAGGTTCAGCTACTTCCCTGATCGCAGGTTCTTTTTCATCGTCATCGGGTGGCCCATAGTAAGACAAAGTGTCGCGGAAGGATTGCGGTAGTGTCGGCCTGTTTATTAAAGCGGATGCCAGATAATTTATAATATAACTGGTGGCTTTGAAACCCTCACTATTGATAGCTGCGTTTATATCGGATTTACGAGGTTTTTCAATCATATCAATGCTCATACGCACGGAGATGAAGTCATCGTAGGGTAGTTCGCAACTCTTATCAAGCTTAGCAAGTTTAATTGACATAACAGAAGTATTCTGGTTAGTGCTTCGCTTGTATAGTGTACCATTTTCGTCTCGATAAACATCAGAGCACATTTGGAACGGTCGGTATCCATTAATGCACCTGGCAACAAACGTTGGTAAAGCTGCTACTGGGGTTAGTAACGTCATGAGGCGGTGTGGTAGTTTACGGTTTACAGGCTTGGTATCAACCTTGTACATAAAGGTCGTTCCATCTTTCTCGAGAAATAAGTGATCAGCATCAAAGTGCATATACGTATGTCTCCAATTAGTCGCACCAGTAGCTTTGAACTCAATGGTGTGTTGGTCAACAAAACGATAATAAGATTCTCCAGAAGGACATCTACCGGAAAGGCAGGCGGGTGAAAAATAGTAAAATAGCATTGCATAACCAGTATATTGCTGTATATCGGAGTCATTAAGATAGACATCAACGAAAGTAACAACATCTCCATGAGAGAGACCATCATCCTTATAATCAAATTGTAAATCCCTGGCCGCGTAATAATAACGATTGCCGTTCTCGCCGGACGCCTTTCTGTTAGAAGTTGATACATCATAACGTCGGAGATTTGATTGTCCTAATAGGTATTTAAAATACTTTTCAGCGGTTGCGCGGTTGTTAGCAGAGATTGGATGGGTATGGGGTACATCAATCTTGGGTGCAGGCAGGACCTTACTAGTTTTGAATAATTTGTTGAGTTCCTTGTAATGGCTGATATTCGTTCTCAAACCATGTTTTGCGATGTAAAGAGAGAAGGTCTTAGGGTCCATTCTCTTCCTCACGGACATCAAGCATATAGCGAGTCTGTGGTACCATCGTAGTATGATCACAAGGAAATAAGTAAAGTAATTCAACTGCGTTGCGTCTTGGTTAATAATGCTAAGTGGCATAAGTTC